ATTTTGTTTGCATGTTCTGTTTTAGCCTAGCATCTCTGATGAGCGCCAAAGGAGCGCAAACACTATGGATGGAGAACCAGGATCCGGGACAATCATTCCCGAGTTTGATGGTTCCTACGGGCCACAAGCCCCAAGGATACAAAGAGAGCGTTATCGTACGGTTTTACTTCCGCGCGAGACGATTTCTTTTATAGCCAAGCCAAGTGAAGCGTTCCCACAAGGTTCGATTAGCACTAGCACAAATGTGCAACATGTTAACCACGAACTTTGTATCGACACCGTTAGAAACCCAAAGTTCCGCGGCAAACGAGAGTTAATCTCGGATGACGGCGGCATTTTGACTATCAGACGGAGTTGGTGGCGGCCGGGCAATGCTTATATAAGCAGTGACTGGCAAGGCAACACGAGAACTCAAGGTTCGATATGGTTGAACTTTTATGGTGAATTCCATGACGGTTCTTCCACATCTGCTGATTTACCACCAGCAGTGGACTTTGAGGAAATCGCTGCCTTAGGACCTGCGGCTTGGAATACTTTCAAGCCGGCTAAACCCATGTTGAGTCTTGGGGTTGCGTTAGCAGAGCTTAGAGAGTTCCCGCGTTTGCTTTATGCAAGCGTAAGTTCTCTCAAAGGCATTGCTGACTACTTCCTTGCGATCCAGTATGGATGGAAGCCTCTTCTGCAAGATGTGATCAAGCTCGTGAAGTTTTACGAGCGTGTTTCACAACGAATTGACTTTCTTATAGCCAATTCCGGGAAACCGGTCAGAAGAGAAGGTCGTCTCTCATCTACCAGCGACAGCGGCCTCCTTTGGGAGGAAGCTGGTCTACGAATGCGAAATACGGCCCCTGATTGGGGGAAACCGTCTTTAACGGATTCGTGGCGTCAATCGTCAAGATACACCATTACAAGAGAACGCTGGTTTTCCGGCGAGTTCTTGTTTTGGATTGACGACATTCGCTGGCCAAACACACGACCCCACATCGGGGCCGCACTGGCTGGTCTTCGGATCACGCCAGCTGATGTTTGGGATGCATTGCCGTGGACATGGCTTATCGACTGGTTCGCTAATGTCGGGGATGTGTTACACAACCTCGAAGATAACGTCGCAGATCGACAAGTCAGCAGGTATGCTTACGTAATGGGTAAAACCACACGTGAGTACACCCAGCACACGACAGATGGATACCTCTCTTGCTCCTTGTCTCATATTTTTGAGACTAAAGTGCGTAGAAAAGTAGATCCATTTGGGCTAACTCCTGAAGTGGAATTGTCCCCGCTTCAGCTCGCGATTCTAGGAGCACTAGCGATCCAGAGAGTATAATCCCTCTGTTAGCGAATAGCTCTGATGAATCACAAACCGTCGCGTTAGCGACTAAACCAAATAGGAGTCGTGACAATGTTCGCGGACCCACAAACACTAACCGTCAATGCCGACCCGAAAGTAATGCCTCGGGTTAGCGGAAACGGGTACGAGTCGATTTATCGTACGGCCCAGGGGGTTTATGCCCTCAGGATTTCGCACGATTTGCAGGCAAAGAAGGAGAGACATCTTGTCGAGTTCTCGAGGAAGGATCTTGTTACAAATCCTTACTCGACGCTCCAACAGGATGCCATTCTCAAGGTCCAGCTCGTTATTGATAACCCCAATTGGGGTCTCATTAGCGATACTGAGATCACTTATTGCGTCAATGCCCTGTGCGCCTGGTTGACTGCGTCCTCATCGGCCGCAGTCACAAAGCTTCTCGGGAACGAGAGTTAATTTAGCTCTCCAGTACTGTCAAGCACTGGCACGCTGATCGACTCATACACTGAGTATTAACTTCTCAGTGGGGTCCGCAATTTGCGTTCATTGTCACTAGGAATATACCACCCTTCGAAAGGGGGAGTATATGAAAAGCCGAAAACGGCTCCTCTTCTCGGATGTTTCCGAGATCCTAAAGGCCATGCTCGCGGATGCGGGCTTGGCGTGTAGTACCTCCACGTGCCGCGATTTCATAACTCTGAAGTCGCGGACAGAAAACGAAGGTATATCGTTTTTGACGATATGCCTACCGGCTTTTGCTAAAGGCTTCGAAAGAAGCATTGAGGCTGGCCGATGGCTCCCAGACCTCTTCACTGGCTTCAAAACCAGTAAAGGGGCGTGTCTCCCTGCATTCTTGCAAGGTTTCACGAGTCTCGTTTTCGACTCAAAGAAAGGAGTCCTACATGAAACTCCATCTCCCGATGCTATTATTGGTGTTAGGCAGATTTGCCTCGCATTCAATAAAGTCAGGTTGGAGTGCACTAAGCAACGACAGCAAGCAGCTGGAGTTGCCTATGCGTCATGTGAAGCAGAAGTCGCGAAGTTCCGTGTCAACCAATGGAAGCTTAAAGAAAGCTTTTCTCAAGCTTCTCGTTGGTTTTACGGCGGCATTCTCTATCGTCTTGCTCGTGTTTTACGAGACGACGGTAGTTTGCCTACCCGGCACGGACCTGGGACCACTGTCGACGGTACTTCGGGTAACCGAAAGTACCTTCACCGACAATGGTCGCGACGTCTTACTCGTGTGCTACCTTATGACCGCTACTGGTTCTTCAACTATGAAGAACTCGCAGAGTCGTTAGGAGCGGACGGCATACTTGACTTTAAAGAG